TTGACCTATGAACCTCAATCTGCTGTAATGAGTTTTGAGGTGTCATTGAGATTCCAATTTATGGAGTCCAATACTACTACTTAATATCTCGTATAAGTATTAGTACAGGAGAATAATATTATGGCTGAATTATTTGGATTTAGTATTACAAGAGCAAAGAAGCAACAAGATCCAAAACAAAGCTTTACGACCAAGCAAGCGGATGACGGTACTCAAACCGTCGCCGCTGGCGGGTATTTTGGTCAGTACCTTGATATGGAAGGTACTGCTAAAACTGAAGCGGACCTTATTAGACGATATAGAGAAATTTCCATACATCCAGAATGTGATATGGCAATCGAAGATATTGTTAATGAGGCAATTGTTGCTAATGAAATGAAAGACGCCGTAAGAGTAAACGTAGAAAATTTACCTTATGGAAAAGAAGTAAGAAAAAAAATAGAAGACGAATTTAAAAATGTATTGAGATTATTAAGTTTCAGTACAAAAGGACACGATATTTTTAGAAGATGGTATGTTGACGGCAGAATTTTTTATCACAAAATTATAGATAGAAATAGTCCTAAAAAGGGTATCACTGAATTAAAATATATTGACCCTCGTAAAATCAAAAAGATAAGAGAAATTAGAAAGAAAAGACCAGACGGTCCTACACCACAAGGTTTATCTATAGTAGATGAATATGTGGAATATTTTTTATTTAATGAAAAAGGTGTTGTAGGTACTACTTCAGGTATGGGTATTAAAATCGCACCTGATACAATCGCATTTTGTCCTAGTGGTTTAATAGATCAAAATAAAAATATGGTCTTGTCTTATTTACATAAGGCAATTAAACCTGTCAATCAGTTAAGAATGATTGAAGATGCCGCTGTAATTTATCGTATCGCAAGAGCACCTGAAAGAAGAATATTTAAGATTGATGTAGGTAACTTACCTAAAGTAAAAGCAGAACAATATTTAAGAGATGTTATGGCAAGATACCGTAACAAACTTGTCTATGACGCTTCTACTGGTGAAGTAAGAGATGACAGAAACTATATGTCTATGTTAGAAGACTTTTGGTTACCAAGTAGAGAAGGTGGAAGAGGTACAGATATTTCTACACTTCCTGGTGGTCAAAATCTTGGAGAGATTACAGATATAGAATATTTCCAAAAGAAATTATATAGATCATTAAACGTGCCTGTAAGTAGATTAGAGTCTTCTTCTGGATTTAATTTAGGAAGATCAACTGAAATTACAAGAGATGAATTGAAGTTTACTAAATTTGTTCAAAGATTAAGAAAGAAGTTTACAGAACTCTTTAATGATATAATGAGAACACAATTAGTTTTAAAAGGTATTATTGCTGAAGAAGATTGGGCATTAATTAATCAAGCTATTAATTATGACTTTTTACAAGACGGTCATTTTGCTGAATTAAAACAAACAGAAATGTTAAGAGAAAGATTGGCATTAGCCAATGAAATGAGAGATTATGTCGGTAAATATTATTCTGTTGAATATGTTAGAAAACACGTATTGAAACAAAATCAAAGAGATATTGAAGACATTGATAAACAAATCAAAAAAGAAATTGATGACGGAATTATTGCTGCTCCAACAGCACAAAATTCTGATATTGATAATTTATAAGGAGTAAAATATGAGTGAAGAAGTAAAAAACTTTGTTGACGCCTTGGCTAACGCAAATAACGACCAAGCCGGTGAAGCATTTAAAGACGCTTTAAGAGCAAAAGTAGGTGACGCATTAGATAATCAAAGAAAAGAACTTGCTGGTAATTTGTTCAATGCACAACCTTTTAGTGACCCTAAACCAGAAATTGCTGATGCCGGAACATTTAACCAAGATGGAACGGTTGCTAGCCTTCAAAATGATGGCGAGGCAGAAATAGATTTAACACAAGATAATGAAAATCAGTAATATTATAAAAGAAAACAAGTTAATTGATTCAAAGACTTATAATAGTCTTTCGCCTTTAATGAAAGAGGCAGTAAAAGATATGTTTAAGATAATTGAAAACAAAGGCAATTTAATATTAAATGTAGAAAATGCTGTTGATAAAGTTGCTGAATTTCATAACATAAACAAAAAAGAATTATATCAATACATTGAAAAAGAAACAAACGAACAATTAGGAGTTAAATAAATGGCAACGTTTATAATAAAAGGTTCTGCCACAACTAACGTAACAGATAACGATTTAGGCGGTGCTGTATTTGTTAGATGTGTGGCAACTGCTAATGCTCAAACACTTACACTAAAAGAAGATGGTGGTACTGTAACAATAGGAACATCTTATTTTCATTTAGCAGGTGATGAAGCAATTATTGAAAAACATCCAACAGATGAAATAACATTTGCTGGATCAGTAGCAGCTGTTGGCTCACCAAGAAGTTAATTATGACCATATCTACAACTAAATTAGTTGATGATAGTTTTAAAACAATTACTACAGCAACAGGTGTAGGAAATGAAACTGAACAATTAATTGTAGATACGTCAGAATTATTAAATGCTTCAAGTGAACCTAAAGTTTCTATTGCTAATATTCAATATGAAATTTTAGGAACAGGTAATGTTACTTTGTTTTATCAAAACGATACTACAAAACAAGTAGTCATAAGTGGTAGAGGAAATTACGGTTTAAAACCAGGAGAAATAAAAATTAAAGATACAATAGGTGATGTTTTACTTTCAAGTGATAGTAATGTTTCATCATATAATATTGTTTTAGAAACTCATAAAGAGGCAGGATTTAACTAATGGCAGATATAGTAACAACACAAACAATCGCTGACACTTCAGGTGTAAAGTTTGTCACTAAATTAACAAACTTTTCTGATGGTACAGGTGAAACTTTAGTCAAAAAAGTTGACGCTTCAGAACTCACTTTTATGACTGAAGATGGTAATAGAAAAATATCAAAGATATGGTATTCTATCAACACGGCTAATAATAAGTCAGGTGTAGAAATTATTTGGGACGGAGCTACAGACGCAACTGCTTTATTCTTATCTGGCAACGGTTATTGGGATTTAAGACCAGCTGGAGATGAAATACCTAACAATGCTACAACACCAACTGGTGACGTATTGTTAAGTACAAAAAACTTTGCTAGTGGTGATAATTACACAATTATTATCGAGTTTAGATAAAAAAACTTATAAATAGTCTATACAAGAGAGAGAATTTATGAAGCTAATATCAGAAGAAATTTCTAACGCAGAATATCTTATCGAAGAAAAAGACGGTAAGAAAGAATATAAAATTAGAGGTATCTTTTTACAATCTGAAATAAAAAATAGAAATGGAAGAGTCTATTCAAAAGACGTACTTGAAAAAGAAGTAAAAAGATATAACGCAGAATTTATCAATAAAAATAGAGCTTTTGGTGAGTTAGGTCATCCTGACGGACCAACAGTTAATTTGGAAAGAGTTTCACATATGATTAAAAAACTCTATCCAGATGGAAACAACTTTATTGGTGAAGCGAAGATAATGAATACACCGTATGGTAAGATTGTAAAAGGTCTTATTGACGAGGGTGCTCAATTAGGAGTATCATCTCGTGGTATGGGTTCATTAGAACAAAAAGGTGGTGTCAATTATGTCGGTAAAGACTTTTATTTGGCAACTGCTGCTGACATAGTCGCAGACCCTTCAGCTCCAGACGCTTTCGTTGAAGGCATTATGGAAAACAAAGAGTGGGTATGGGATAATGGAGTTTTAGTTGAAAAAGAGATAGAAGCTTGGAAACTAGAACTTATTAAGACAAAGAAAAGATCATTAGAAGAACAAAAGTTAAAAATCTTTGATTCTTTTCTTAAAAAACTTTAATTTTATAAATATCTAGTAATAAAGAGAAAAATAACTAGTTATTTTAATAAGGAGATTTCTCAATGGCCGAAACAGAAAAACAAGTAGAGGCGTTAGAAAAAGAAGTGAACGAAGCGAGTGCTAACCCACAAGCTGACGCACCGAAAAAGAATGCTGTAGCGGCAGAA